GGTAATACCTCCAGCGATCTCCACGTCCCAATTGAATATTGCGCCTACCGAGTTTAAATCCACTACCACGTTCTCGCTCAAAACAGGAACTCCACCTCTTGTTATTTGAATCGTCCAAGTGTTATTCGTTGGGGCGGTGATTGCTACGAATGAAAGCCGTGCATTGAAGGTGGCACCCGTGTTTAAAGGTTGCGTCCTTGTCCAAGTAAAGGTATCCCCTCCGGTAACGTCAAAGCCCGAAGCCTCCACATTCAAGAAGGTTAATATATGCTCGAAAGATGGGGTACCGGTTACATCGTCAAAGAAAAGGTTGGTGGTTTGCTCGAGTAAAGTGGTGGATTCCCTAGTTATGTTCTTCTCTGCCGTGATCAAAACCAACCGCTTAAATAAAGGACTTTCGAAGATCGGCGCATCGATTTCAAACTCAGCCTCGGCAAAGATTCTTTTGAGTATCTCGGTTACAAATACTGCGGGCTTGAAGTTCTTGATAGGGTAAACGCTATTTACTCCAAAGCCGTAATCCACCAAAGGGTAAACGTAGTTTTGCGCACCCTCCACCCATTGTGTCCTAGACCAAGAAGCCTCAATATTTGCTCGGCTCCAAGTGTGGTCATAATCTTCAAAGTCAAGGTCGGCAAGCGTGAGGTCTCCTAACGTGTCTAATATGTCCCGTAAGCGACCGAAGACGTTTACCTCATACACAATATTCCCTTCCAAGTTGTTGACCTTAGAAAGCCTCAAAACCCCGTCAAATATCTTGACGTTATCAAGGAAGATTTGCGCCTTGGCTTGCTTCGCTGGGTTAAAGTTTTGCAAGATATTGGCACCCGCAAAAATGTCATTGACTACCGAGATGTCAAAGATGTTCCCGAATAGCTGCTGATTTCTTGAAGTGCTTGGCAAGGTTAACGTCTTGCTAAAGGAAGTATTCCTCCGCTCAATGTCGGTAATATCCGCAACGGAAAAGGTGAACTCAACATCGATGTCCCCAAGTGTATCGGCTTCGTAGCCTTCAATGAATAGTCTTGCGCTCATATTACTTGTCGAGGGTTTATAAGCCCAAATTCGAGGTCTAATTCAATATTGAATACTTTGTCAATCGCAGTCTTTTTAACCTCGTAGGAGGTCGCTGAAGGCTTCACGGGTATCCAAGAGAAATTGATGTAATTATCGTTCACCAAGTTCATGTAAACTAAAGGAGAAGAGTACAACTCTCGCAAGGTCTCGGCTTGTGCATCGTTCAAATAGTCGGAAATGATTTTCCACTTTTGCGTTTCTTTCGTGTAGTATACGGGGTTGATATTTTTTACCACTACCCCGCCAGCTTCGTAAATGCTACCGCTATAATTCCGCTCGTACCCTTTACGCTGCACGTCAAATGTGGTCTTGCTTACTAGGTCAAAGTTGAAGAAGTCATAGGCTCCGTACTTGTTAAGGTAAGCCAATCGCATCGGATCAAATCGACCGCAGCCTTGGGTGAAGATTGTGGCAAATAATTTCACATAAAATGATCCACCATCATCGTTGCTCCATTCGGAAAACAAACGGATTCTCGCAACGTTAGCCCCGTAATCTGAAGGGGTCACTCGAAAGTAGGTCATGCAAGGTGTAACCGCTGGAGTACTTGGTGTAATGTAAAATGTTTGAGTTGTATTATTAACGTACCGAACTTGAACTTGAACGCTAAGAAGAACCCCTGTGTTTATGAATCCAAAGATTTGCGAATCGGTCTCCCTCATTTTTATTGTAGTCCAATCCGTCAAAGGATTTATCCCTGTCTCATAACTACCAATGTAATCATCGACATTCGCATACCAATTATCCAACTCAAGCAAAGGCAAAGAGATAGCCAAGGCATACTTGGTCTCGCTGACAACCTCCGAAGCCACTACAATCTCGAATACTCCGCCGACCTCATAGTACTCATAGCACTTGAGATAGTACCCTTTGATAATATTGGTATTGCTTATCGTGGCAGCTACTTGATAAAATCCCGTGGAATAGTTGAAGTTCACCGAGACAAACTTGCTCACGTCAAACTCCACCGAATCGGAAGGGTTGGCGGGTGAATCATAAAAGGCTTGGGTGATTAACTCATCCGCATCGTTGTAAACTTGCACCACATACTTGAAGCCCGAAAGGTTTGCGTTCGTGCTGCTAATCGTGTAGTTTATTCGGTTGAATGCTGGGAGGTAGTCGATGCTTGGCTCTACTAAGGTTATCATTTGCTAATTTTTAAGGTAAGGGAATTGAACCCGATTTCTTGAATGTCGATATTGAATTGCGGGGTAGCCTCATCGATTGATTTCTTCACGAACTGCTTGCCCTCGATTCCGTACTTTTTGATATAGTAAGCCATGCGCTTTGCGCTACTTGATATTTGAGGAAGCATTGAACGGCCTTCGATTAGGTTGGTAGCTTCGATTTCCATATTCTTTCTCCGCATCCATCCTTCCAATTGAACCAAAGCCTTTGCTGGCATGAAGTACGTTTTGAATTGGTAGTGCTGCCCGTCTTTGTTTGGGTAGGTCTTTCGTTTATTTCGAATACCCTTCACACCTTTGTCGATGTAATCGGAATAGTCGGCACCCACACCAATCTCCAAGCGGTATCCTGTCTTTGTTTCCTTTACCCCGATTACCGAGAAGGAAGAGGCAAGCCTACCGCTATCGGTTGGGGAATACTTGGCAAGGTTGTCAACGATTTCAATGCCTAGCTTTTGCATGGCATCGGTAACGTTTTTCACCAAGGCACCTTCAACGGCTGCAACATATTCATTGCCCTTGACCCTACGGCCTCCGATGACTAAATCTGCTACTTTGTCCTTTGTTGCAACGACCATTTCTTATATTCGCTATCCTTGTGCTTGTTGTAATCCTTCAAATATGCTAGGGTATTTAAGTACTCGATCACCCTTAAATCGTAAGCCTCGTTTACCTTTATGTTGTTAAAGTCTGCGACTTGTTTAGTGCTAAATACCCACCCCCAGCGTTCCATAAACGGACTGCCTTCTCCGCCAACACCTTGTTCTCCACGGAGGAGATTATTGTACTGCCGATTAATTCGTTGAATAATTGACAAAAAAAAAGCATACACCCATAAACGTCAAGGAACTTTGCATTGAGCAAATCATCCGCAACCACGTCATGAGGAACCACTCCGTAGCCCTTGTATTTGTCACCCTCCATCGGTAAGAAGAAGCAAGCCGCAATCTTGTTGAGTTGCATTATCTCACCGGAGAACGCAAGGATGTCGATGTACTGACCCGCAGTGATCTCGCTTATCTCGTGACAAAACTTGTATCGGTTCTCGCCTACTTGCAAGAAGTCAACCGCCTTTGCCTCGGGCATATTGTCAAAGAAAGAAAGCTTGTCCGCATACTCGTGCATCAAGTCTCGGTACTTATAACCATCGTACTCGCTCTCGTCTTTCCCCTCCACTACCGCAAGCATCTTTTGTTGCTTCTCGATAATGTTAAGGTTTGCATTGACCTCGATATCGTACAAGGTTATGAATTGACCTACTGATAGTTTGTCCCACATAATCGTAAATATATTTTGTTTGGTTTGTGTATTTTATCGGAAGGAGTAGCGACCCAAATGGCTCTTGGAAATCTTATTGACCACCGAGTAGCGCAAGGCATCCAAAGCGTGGTTGAAATTGTCAACGGGCTTGTTGGTCATGTTTCCGTTCTTGTCCTCGATGTACTTGTAATTCCTCAACTCCTTGATCAAGTTAAAACTGCTTTCCGTTGCGTATAGCTTGTACCTTCGGATGATGTCAATACCGATGTTAATCGACCCCTTGATAGTTGGCTTGATGTTCCACCCCATTCGGTAGATTTCCTCTATTGACTTAGGTTCAGCACTATCGGCAAATACCTCGTTTGACCTATCAAGTCCCAAGGCCTTCATCTCGTTTGCGATGTCTTGGTTGGTCATGCCTGTTCGGTACAATAACTCATCGACATACATATTGTCATCAAGTAGATACGTTCTCACCAAAGAAGTTGGATCTGAAGAGTAGCCAAAGTCAAGGCCGTAGCTTATCAACTTAGCCTCCTTGGGAATTTCCTTGCACGTTTGGAACTGATAAACTAGGGAACGGCTTTGACCCCTCTCACCTAGCCCGTAGACCCTCCAATAGTTCTCATCGACTTGCTTCAACCTTTCAATCTCTTCTTTGATTACATCGCCCAAAAATGGGTTATCCTTGTAAGTGGTTTGGAAGAAGTCAACATCGCTTCGGTTTAGCACTTGATCATAAATCCAATGGAACTCTTCACTTGGATTGTAGTCAAGTATCACCTTCTCATTTGTACGGAAAAGCAATTGCGTCCAATCCTCTTGGGTCAATTCGTTCGCCTCGTTTGCAAAGAGTAAATCCCTCTTGCGACCCCGTATCTTTTGGGGCATATCCAAAGAAATAAACTCGATAGTATTTCCGTTTAGCTTGTATTCGTTGGCCGTCTTTGAGTGGGCATCCTCGGAGTAGATGTCATGATCTTTGAGGATGGTGAAAAAGTCTCGCATCACAGTCCCCCGTAATGCTGGAAAGGACTTGCGGCAAATGGTTATAATCTTGCCCTCATTCCTTTGGCAATACGAGAAAATAATCCAAAGAAGGATATTGTAGGTTTTGCCCGAGCGGGTGCCTCCCTGCTGCACTACGATTTTGGCAGCAGAGGTCTCCAGCTGCCGAAAAACTTTGTTGGTTTTAAGCTTAATCTGCTGCATCTACAATGGTCACTTCGAAAAGCTTCTTGCCATCGGTGCCGGTTATTTCAGTACGCTCAACATATCCCCTAGACTTGCCCTGTGTTTTCAAAAAGAAAATGATAGCGGTTGTGTCTCCGCTATCTATCTTCTGATCAAGTTTACTTTCAACAAAATCTAGCCTTGTATTTCGGCCTTCGATTACGGCCTGTTCTAAGCCCTCCTGCTGAATCCATTTGTACAGGGTAACCCTATCTACCTGCAAAGACCTTGCGGCCGTAGACAGGTTCCCAAATGCCTTTACAATGGCTTTCTCGATTACTGATGCTTCAGGCTTTTTCATAGTGTTGACTTTTGATAATTATTCAAGTCCTTTGAAAGCTTTCAACGGATAAAAAACTAGACTGTTCCGGTAGCCTCCTTCGTGAGTTGGAATAATTGGAGTAACACCATGAACATTCCTCCAAGCCGGATAAACTAAAATTGAATTATCCCTCTGCCCGATCGTAGCATTAAAATCAGGAATGTGTAAATCACCTCCTTTGGAATTATGCTTTTTGCAAATAATCACATTTACGGCTCCAACTATATTACCTGTGTCTCTATGAAAAGGAGCAGGGATATTGTAGTTTGATATAGAACTTGTAAACAAATTTGCAAATCTCCATTTTTCAGGAACGTCCGAAAAAACCTTTACTTGTTTTTCGTATTGCTCAGGAAGAATTTCTTTAATAAGCTGCTCGCTTTCTTTCGCCAATAACAACATGGCTTTAATAAAAGTTTGAGCTGTTTTAACTGAATGAACTGAAGAGATAGACGGGTAAGGTCTTCTCATGTGAGGTCTTGGAGGAGTAGAACCGATAATTGTTGAGTATTGTGAAACTCCTTTTTTCATTTCTGACATTCCTCCTTCCATAAATTTCTTTACTGCGTCACTTCTGTTCATGTTTGATTTTGGAACATTGCTACTTCTAAGTTCGCTATTTGCCAGATCAGCCAATTTGCACATTTTTTCAGGCATCTTTGAAATATAGAATCCTATCGGTTCTCCTTCAGAATAGAAAATGCAATCTTCAGTAACATTAGGCTCAATGTATTCGCAAACTTCACCAATCTTTCGATCGTGGTCTATTTTTATTAGGTCGACTCTTTTCATTTTATTTGTTTTTTATAAAATAGTGTAAATGATTTCAGGTCAATTTTTGCGTCAATTCTGTCATTTTTTTTAATCACCTTAACAAAAGGATGCCAGTCTTGAGATAATTTTTTTGCCCAATCAGTATCTTTTTTTGCTTTATACAATTCATATAATCCTCCTGCATTTGAACCTACATTAGGACATTGAAACCAATAATAATTAAACCTTAAAACTCCGCTTCCGTTTTTAATTGTTTGCAATTGAAAATCCCTATCCTCTTTTGTATTTGGCTTATAAGACCAATTTATTTTAGAGGTGTTTAACAAAACACAGACTTCAGCTAATTTTTTGTTTATTGAATATTTGGTTTTTTCATGCCAAGCGTGTTGAGCGTAATTAATTCCAACTACTTCAAAAGGTAAATTTTTTACTTTTTCGTATATTTCAATCCATATTCCGGCATCTGTTTTTATGGTCTTGCCATTGTAAATTCCGAATCCTGTAACATCATCATCACAAATGATTACCCAATCTATGTTTTTTTTCTTAGCAAAATCTAACATGAAATTCCTAACATAAGAAACTCCTTGATTATCTCTTTCTATAGAAACTTTGTTGGGTACATTGTATTGGCTCAACTCGGAAGGCTCAATAAAATGATAAACTTTTATTCCAACTTTTTCAAATAAAGAATAGGTCTTAGTATTAAACCTAGATTTAGTTGGTATAAAACAAATCATATTTTTTGTTTTTCTGCTCTTAGATATTCTAATATCATAGACCCTACATAAGCACCTTGCTCCCTCCAAAATTTTACTAGTTCAAAGGCTTCTTCATAATGCTCTGGCTCAAATTCAATCTGTATAGCCTTTCGAACTCCATCAGCCATATCTCCTAGTTCTTCTTCTACATTCTCATCATCCAAGATAGAATAATCTATTTCAGGTGCAGGCTTCCAAACTTCAAGACCCCAATCCTCTAATAACTCTGGCTCCCATTCGTTTGCTAGCATATCCCAGTCCCATTCACCGAAGCCTACATTATCCTTAATAATAAACTGCTTCTGCTCTTCTTCTGTCAGGTTATCTGCTAGAATAATTGGAACCTCTTTTAATCCTGCTTCTTTACAAGCCTTAAGCCTCATATTACCACCAAGGACAATCATGTCAGAGTTCACTACGATCGGGCGAATCTCTAACATCTTAGGGAACTCCTTTATGGAACGTACCAGCTTTGCAAATTTGTCATCCTTAATTACCCTCGGGTTATTAGGATTCATTTTTACTTCTGAGATTTTTACGTTTTCAGTTTTCATTTTCTAGCTGGGTTGGTTCTTCAATAATTTGCTCGCTAATCGTGTTCGGGATACCCGCATCGTCCAAGAGTTTTTTAAATAGGTTTGCTAGATCAAAGATGGCATCCTCTTCGGTTAGTTCAATAGTGACTACCTTCTTGGAGGAGTTGAAATTTAGTTGGAAGTTTGACATGGTTGGTGGTTTTTTTTGTTTTGGTTTTTTAGTCAGGACAGGCTTAATACCTGCACGCATATCTAAGGGTATCTCAATATGCAATCACTTTTACAAGCAGTTCCGATTTGCGTCTGATTCCGCCACCTGACTATTTTTAATCTACTGCCTCAAACTTAGCCCAGCGATGGCATCCATCTACTTCTTGCTTGGGCTTTTGATTTGCATGAATTTTTAACAGAACTAGGTAGCCAATTAGGTCATTTACTACGTCTTCGTCATCCTTGTCTAGCGAACCATTCTTGAT